CAAACCCGCCAACAACAACGCGAACAAGCCCGCCAACAACGGTAACAACAAACCCGCCAACAACAACGCGAACAAGGCCAACAACGGTAACAACAAACCCGCCAACAACGGTAACGCGAACAAGGCCAATAACGCTAACAACAAACCCGCCAACGGTAACAACGCTAACGGTATGTTGAACAATGCTAGGAAGCTTCGCAACTTGGCGAAGAAGATTGCGATGAATGCTATTAACAAGGCTCGCAAGGAGATGAACAACCAGTAAGCATTCACCAAAAATGAATAGAATATACAATTAATTTACACATAGTCAAAATATGTAAATTAATTCCGATGTAAACAATAAGATGTCTCTCACAGTTCTTAAAAGAGAATTCCTAAAAAAAATGAGATCAGGTCTACGTGAGTTATTAAAGGCTGATGAAATAGGTTCAGACCCAGATACTGATATGGAAGAATTCATAAAAATACACATGTTAGTAAATAATGATACAGGGAAATACGAGTTTTCCGAATCTAAATTTCTAATCGCTTTGGGTATACTCGATTTTGATTTACTTTCTCAAATTCTTTTATACTTTGATCAAAGTGGTATTACGATACAGAAGGTTTTAAGACAGTCTAAGTTCAATCCATTGACGATGTCAGGTCGGGAAATATACCTGGGTAGATTGATTGAACAAGGTGAAATAGAGACATTTTTAGATTTTATCTCCTTTTGAATTTAACGTCTTTTCACCATATCTCCTGCAAGTACAGACGCAGAAGAACATGATTGAGAACACATCCAGACAATAATGGGGATAAGAATGGGGGGGGGTGGTCTCGGGGGGAACCTCGACGCAGCTTTGTTGATCATGTATAGCATCAGCATCACACATACACAAGACGATAAAATTGTGGTAAGATGAGCCATCAGGTACATATCCGGCATGGGTTTATCATTATTACTCAAATAATCTGATAAAAATGGTATAGGTATCAGATTGATTATAGGTAACTTACAACAAAGAAGTATTGGAAACGGAAACATGTCTCTTTCTATACACTGACACTTTTTTTAGCGTCTGATAATTTTAATCTCAAACCGCTTTGACATGAATTTTTCAACTTCACCAAAGTATGGAAAACTCCATAGGTACCAGCGTGACCAAAAACCAGCACTATCAATACCACTTATCTTCCAATTCTCTTTGTCACTTCGGGTGACATTTAACATTTTTTTATGGATCTTCTTGGGATCTCGTTCCTCTATCGTCTGTCTGGGTACATGACCCCCGTGACGTAAAATATAGGAACGCATACGTGAAGGATTCTTGTGTTTGGTGTAGTCGGAATACCCACTTGCACCAAAGTCAACAGTCCTACCGTCGTCTAATGTCGCCCTGAACTTTTTCTTCGTGTCCGGACTTCTAGTGATTATGACGCGCATACTTATATTTTACAGAGAAAATTTACTTGCTGCAACCACCAGCACAGCAGTATTCCTCAGTCTTGGACGAGGGGAAGATATCACGCTCAGGGCCACGCTTGACACGATACATGTGATCGTACGCATGGAGAACGGCGACACCAGCCACCATGGTGAGAAGAACTGGGCGGTTCATCTTGCGAACAGAGAAACCATACAAACCAATGAGCGCAATGAGAACAAATTGCACGATGGTGACAGTGGGGAAATTGGGCATCTTGAAACGGTCCGCGAGGGTTTTAGTTTCGGGGGTAGGTTCGGGGTTAGCGATTACCATAGACTCTTGCTTGTATACGGGCATTTTTATTATCTACTGAGAAAATAATGTGGTCTCTCCTGTTAGTTCCAATCTCTATGATTTGTTACGACTATTTGAAATCACCGATTGACCTTCTCTACTTCACTAAGATAGCGAGACCACTACTGGGTATACAAAATACATTTAGGGATATCATATATAGTACATCTAGACACGCCATTAAGGATTACCCAGGTCTTTTCCTAATTAAGATGCATCATAAGAATATTCGTGAAGAATTTGATCGTATCTCACCCACACTCGAAAAGAAGTATTATCATGATATAGATCCATGGTTTGAAATAAATAATAGCTATTACTTTTATAAAATTGAAAAATTCCCACTCTTGTACGGTCTAGTCAAACAAATAAAGTGTATAGACACGAGTGTTGCTGCATTCGCTGTTGTAGAAGGTACAATGATAATACCACCCCATCGAGCCGAAACCAATGAACTCCTGAGATACCAATTGACTATACACGGCGATGGAGATTGTAGCCTGTACACGGGTGACGGTAGACACATACACAGAGAGGGTGAAGATATCCTCTTTGACCAGGCGAGATACCATGAACTGATGAAAACTGGGGATGGTCGAAGGGTTGTACTTATCCTTGATGTTCACAGGTGATTCCGGCACGTCGCGATGTACATATCACTGCCACCTATGAGTTCTAGGGTTTTGTCGTCTACAATTCGCTTAGTGAAAGGACCTAGAGTTCCATCATTGCAGCGCATACAGAGTGCCGAAAGTTTGGTCACATCACATGCGAGTGGGATACAATCAATAAGTTCACCAAACTTTTGCTGAAAAGAATCGGCATCGAGACCAGCTAATATCACAGACTTGTTTACCTGTAGACAACACTCCACAAACTTCTTGAGTCTAGGGAAGAATTGTCCTTCATCAATAGCAATTATATCAGCCTTGTCAAATTCATCCGTATTAATAATTTCAAAAAGATCAAACACTTTATGACAATCAAACTTTACATTATCATGTGTTTTGAGAATTTCCTCATGGGACCTGGTATCTTTTGCAGAATTTATAATCATCACATCTTTTCCTATAACTTTTAAGCGCTTAAGTCGTCGAATAAGTTCAGATGTTTTACCAGAAAACATATTTCCCATAATAATTGAAAGTCCCATCTCACCTTATTATTATAATATTGCATTTTTTATATGGGTGATATACACAGAGCAGTTTTGAATGGACATGTGGGTTATTACAATCCCACTACTGGTAGGGTTAAGTTTGGAAAATGTATCTATTCGAGTATTGGGTCAGCTATAAAATATCTCAAATAGTGTGTATGATCAGTACCGTGTAAAAATTCTAACTAATATCAATTAATGAATGGTCCTCCAATTCGCACATCCGCGGCGCCTCATTTTCTATTAGAAATATTATCATTTTTATTAAACTATATATTTGTCATGACATCAAAAATACCCGTGAGATCACACTATTACGATATAAGCATATTGAAAGAAGCTGTAGATATAAAGAATAATTTTAAGATATTTCACGACGAAGTGGTAAATGTATACAAAGATTTCAAAACCATAAAAAATGATTACTACTTTGAGGATATAGTTCGCACAGAACCAGAGTGGACCAGATTCTACCTGAAATGGCTGAATGATATAGAACCAGAGGCAAGAAGCTTATGTCCAAAGAGTTCAGCTCTAATTGACAGTATGCCAAATGTTAGAATAGCGATGTTTTCAGTTTTGAAACCCGGTGCTAAAATATTACTACACAAAGGACCGCATCGTGGTTGTTTAAGATTACACCTAGGATTAATAACACCAAATAGTGATGATTGCTTTCTAAATATTGCCGGTAAGTCATACAGTTGGAGAGATGGAGAAGTTATACTTTGGGACGACTCATATCCACACTATGTCGAAAATAATACAGATAAATATAGAGTCATTCTCTTTTGTGATATTGTGAGACCAATGAATTGCGTAGGAACTGCATTAAATAATCTATTGTTAAACCTACTATCTAAATATGTAATAAAAAATTAAAATATCACTAAAAAATAAGAATGCCTGTAAGTACACGTAGAGAACTCAATCAAAAAACAAAAAAAACAATTGATCAGTTAGTTAACCTATCTCACCTAGCCACTAACCGTAACCGAGAAGCTGCGATAAAAATCCAGAGATCTTGGAAGAGGACAAAGACCCCCGAGCATAAGTTGAAACTCGCACTATTGGTTAACAAGCTGACTAAAAATTATATACAGATGAACAAAGTCAATGAAATATCACGACAGTTGGAAAATATCAAATTATTCAACCGTAACAACAACGGAAACGCGATAATGACAAATATAAATCTCAGGAAAAAGTAAGATGCCTCTCACCGATGCTGCCATCACGAAAAAAGTTGGGCAGTTGCGTAAATCTGAGGGTAAAATCTATGCACCCCTCAAATATTTCAGGGGGCTTGAGACTCTCAAGGGGGTTGAGACACGTTATAAAAAGATGCTCAAGCGAGACTACAAGGGATTCAAGACAGACGAAGGACAGAAGACAAAAACTTCCTCCTACACCCAGAAATTTAGGAAGATGTATCCGGGAGCTAAATCCCTCCCTGAAATTGCTAAGGCTACTAAGATTCCTCTGAGGACTGTGAAGACCATCTATAACAGGGGGCTCGCTGCGTGGAGAACCGGGCATCGTCCGGGTGCTTCTCCACAAGCGTGGGGGTATGCTAGGGTGCACAGCTTCGCCACTAAGGGGAAGACGTACTATACGGCGGATAAGGATTTGAGATAAACCATTCATCTATTCGTTGTATCATAGCGCGCTTATCCTCCTCTGTATATTTGGTACCCTTTTCCTGATTCGTATTGTCAATCAACCACTGAGAGTTCAGATAGTGCCAGCAATATTTGTTGTCATCCGGCAAGTTCCATGCACTACATGGAATGATTTCATCTATCTGAACCTCATCGTTATCCGTTTTTGGACGACCGTATCTAACTTCAAAAAGTTTATGAAGATACCTGACCCAGTCTTTTGAAGTCATACAAAGATCTTCCAATGCACCTGTAGGATTTTTAGCCTTTGTGGTTTTGTATCGTCTATCTCGTCTCAAAGAAATCGCGTGTCCACATGGGTCGCATATACTACACTGATACCGCCGATGACCGTGCTCGCAGATTTCAGACCCACCGCACTCCTTGCATCTAGAGTGCTGACGACCATGCTCGCATATTGAGCCCCCACCGCACTCCTTGCACTTGCAGCGCTCACGACCGTGCTCGCAGATTGAGCCCCCACCGCACTCCTTGCAGATAGAGCGCCGACCACCGTGCTCGCAGATTGATGCACCACCGCACTCCTTGCACTTGCAGCGCTCACGACCGTGCTCGCAGATTGATGCACCACCGCACTCCTTGCACTGAGAGCGCCGACGACCGTGCTCGCAGATTGATGCACCACCGCACTCCTTGCATGTAGAGCGCTGACGTCCGTGCGGACATTTCGGACGAACATATTTTGTTTTCTTGGTGATCGTAGGACATGGACTACAAAAATTGAACAAATCCAGTCTGGTTTGAATCATCTTAACATAGTTTTTGGTCAAGTTTCTAAACGACTTAAGCGTTAATTACCCAGGAATGAGAGTGCATTTTCTCAGATCCACGTCATCACGTGCGTTCGCACATACGCAAATCCAATACGAAGACGTGAACGCCAAAAACGCAATCGGAATAATGGCTATACTGAGCATTAGTATTAATTTATAATTTTAATCCTAATGTACAGTCT